TTTTTGGGTTGTGAATCATGAATACTGCATTGTCCGGCATAATAACCAGGTCGCCGGCGCAGGTGATGATCGTTGCCGCCGACGCGCACAGTCCATCGATGTACATTGTCACGGCTCCGGAATAGCTTTTCAGTTGGTTGTATATCGCCTGCGCAGCAAACACGTCGCCGCCCGGTGAATTCACATGGACATTCAGCGGCTTTCCTTCGCATCGCTTCAGGTCGTCAGCAAGTTTTCGTGGTGTCACTTCGTCGCCCCACCATGTTTCGTCTGATATTTCCCCGTAAATCATCATTTCTGCAGCTTCCTGATCCGCTACATTCTTTATTTTCCAAAACTGTTTCACTCTTTTTCACCTCCCTTCCCGGATTCCGCTTCCGCCAGTTTTCCGGCCAGAACTTCAGGGTTCCCCGTGGAAAGTCCGGCTTCTTCTATCATTTCTTTTTCAATTCGCAGTTCTTCAAGATTTTCCTCAAAGTCGCTGCCCGTCATTTCAGCTGCTTCGCGCTCTCTGGTGCTCAACGCATAGGTTGTTCGCAGTGCGCTGCCGTTTACGTCCTTCACAGGGTCAAGAATACTCATGCTCGGACCGTACCATTCCGCGTTCGAATAAGCGAACCGAAGCAACGGGTCTTCAAAAAAGCCCGGTGCTTCAATTCTCCCGATCGCCACAGCTTCTTCCAGCCACATTTCATACACCGGCTGACAAAAATCACGGGTAAACCACACACGGCGCAGCTTGTACTGCTCCCACGCCTGTAGCAGTGCAGCCCGCGATGCTGAATATGAGCTGTTGAAGGACTTCATGAGCACTTCATATGGCTGCCCGATTGCTGCAGCAATTTGCTTAATCAGCTCGCGGGTAAATGGCTCGAATGTGCTCTGGCTGTTCGAAGCGTCCACGCTCTTGACGTCAACACCTTTTGGCAGCGCGTTCATGGTCCCTGGCCCCAATTCGTATTCTGTAGCGTCAACAACCGGTTCTGCGGGATCACCTTCACCTTGGTCGTACGGTGCAGGCCCTAGCGTATCCGCTATGCTTCCAGTTGTCCCCGTGCTGGTAAAAAACAGCGCAAAGAACGACTTCATGATTGCAGCCGTCAGTTCTGCCGTCGTATACCGCGAAACCTGCTTCAATGTTTCAATTACCGGCGCTAGATACGGGACACCACGGTATTGCTCCGGGCGTTCATCGTGACAAATTTGCAGGACATTCGGTTTCCCCGTCAGTCCGCCGAATGCTTCAACCCGTGTCCAGGTTGCCGTATTGCCGATATCAACCGGATCGTATGGAACTTTATTCGATATCCAGAACGCTATAATTGCACCGTCCTGGTCTACTTCGACGCCGTTCACGATTGTATTTCCCGTGTCTGGTGCTGTCATTTCCACCGCATACGGCCCCATAATGCCAAAATAATCACGGCCGAATGGATTGCTTACCCTGTTTCCTTCCAGTGCCTGCAGCCGCAAGCTATACGGCATGTTGGCAGTAGGTACCGCCCGCCTGAATAGATTGAAACTGTCTCCATCCGTCATATATGCCTTGTATAAAATTTCCTGCAGGTCATAAAAATTGTTGCGCTTTCTAATATCGCAGAATTTCGACGTTGCCCAGAACTCAAATTCAGCTGCAGTCTTCTTATTCCACTCCCGGGCCGCCCGTGGGTCAATTCCCAGCAGCTTATATTTTACCTTCGGGAATAATTTCAACCCTGCGCCGATCGTGTGCATGCTCGTTGTGTTGATGGCAGCTGCACCAATCGGTGTATTTATCGCCTGGTCCGCTGCGCGATCCCGCAATAATTCCAGATTCGCATTGATATCTGCCTTTGCTGACGACTTGCGCGGCAGCCACGCCTTTAATATTCCGCTGGTTCTTGATGCTCCACCATCACTGTACCCGGTATTTTTTACCGACATTCCCGTCTTGCCCGTCGCTGACGTCGGCGTCCTGGCTTTGTGTTTTCTCTTGCTCATGTTCTCCCTCCCCATTAGTCCCTAAAAACGACGCGTGCCGACCTGCGCACTTTCGTCTGCGGTGTTCCGTCTATGGTTGCGCCGCCCGCTATCAGATCATCAATGGCATTTCGTATGGTGGCTAGGTTTGCCCTGGTCAATGTCCGGTTTCCTATGGTGTAGCTCTGTCCGGATAAAACCGCCTTTTCCGCTTCGTAGTATTGTTTCAGACGCTCGTTTTGCAGTGTGTTCATGTCTTTCCTCCATCAGTATAAATTCGACCGGCTGCTGGCCTTTTTGCTGGCTCTCTTTCTAGTGGTCTTTTTTACCGTCTCTTCCGGCTGCGGTTTTGGTTCTGCAGGTTTCCCCTCCACCAATTCCTGCAGCCGTCCCCAGTTCGGCTTGCACGACCGCATGCATGCTAGATTATAAACGCGCAAATCCAGCGGTTCGTTTCTGATTCCCTCTTTTACTGGTACCCATATCTGGTGCACCTGGCCATATTTCTTTATGTTCTTTTTATGCTCGGATATGATGCCCTTAAAATACAGTTCGTCATATCCGCGGTCGCGCAGCCCCGGCACGTCTTCGTCTTTTGGATAATGGAAATACTGTGGTCCCGGCTGCTCGATGCTCAACCGGTTCATGATCTGTTGCTTCCCATCATCTACGCCCAGCATCACCAGCGCAATGCCAGTGTTTTTCGCCCGGCCTATTTTATAATTCAATGGTATCCCGGGGCCGCCCTGGCCTTTGATTGCGAATCGTTGCTTATGCTTGTTTTTTTGGCAATAATCGTATACTTGGGATGTGTAATGTCCCCCGGAATCTATGAACGTTCGCAGGATGCGCAGCGTTTTCCCTGATTCAAAACTGTATAAACGATCGAGCACAGTATCCAACTCCTGCCATGTTCGTTTCTGGTCCGGCGCCCCAAGAATAATGCCCTTCAAAATCCCCCAGGCTTCTTCTTCAGTTCCCCAGCCGCATACCTCATATTCCAGTCGGTTGTCCTGCGTATCAACGGCAGCCGTCAACATCAAAATTCCCTTTGGCAGCATGGCCTTGTATTCTTCGCGCCGGCGCAGGAAAACTTGTTCGTCGTCAAATGCTCCGACCTGTCTGTAACTTTCGCCGAAACGGGTATTCATGATTACCTGTTCTCTTTTTGGGTCGCCTTTTGCTTCAAACCACTCTTTCATCACTTCGTCCCACGTGATCCACGGGGACGTGAACGCATTCAGGAAGAAACTTCTGATTCCGTTTTTCAGAGCAACCTTATTCTGCGGTACGTACTTCTGGGGCGAATCTTTCATTTGCCTTTCTGCAAAAGAAAAACCGCAATCTGGACAGCGCCATTTGACGCCGTTCACGATTACGGTTATTTTCCCGGTCTTATCTTTGTGTTCTGTATAGTCGGTCTGCATATCCTGATAGCGCAGCAGGTGGTATTCTCCACACCCCGGGCATTTGTGCTGCCACTCTTCTTGCGTTCCTGCTGCATATTCCGTGTCAATCCGGCTTGCACCCTCATTGGTTGGGGTGCTAAAAAGCCCCATGACGCGGTTCCAGAACGTCGTCATTCTCTTCGCCGCCAAGTCAACCGGATCACCCTCTGTGCCGGCAGAATCCGGAAAGCGGTCGACTTCATCCGCCAGTAGCACCCGGACCGGACGACTTGCCAGCCCGGCTGGGCTATTCGCGCCGCACATAATCAGGCGGCCGCCTGGGAATATCTTCGACAGGATCGTGTTGTTCCCGTCGCGGCTCTTCGCTGTTCCTGTGTCTCCCGCTTCCTTCACATCATAGAACAGATTGTTCAGCACCTTTGTGTCTCGCAGCATTGGTGCAATACGGCTCTTCGAATAGTCCTGTGCCATATCAATGGTTGGCTGAATCATCATGATCGTTGCCGGGTCAAGGTGGGCATATCTACCGATGACATTGTTCATTATGTCAGATTTCCCGATCTGTGATGCAGATTTCACGACAACCCGATTGATGCCAGGCTGCGTGAATGAATCCATGATTTCCCTCTGATACGGTGCGCGCGACGTTCGCCAGCGTCCAGGCTCCGAAGATATTCCAGACGACAGTACACGATAATCATCCGCCCATTCGGATACGCTGGTCTTCGGCAACGGCTTTAATCCTTTTTGGGACACATATCGCCATAGGTCAATCGCCGTCTTCATCGTCGTTTGTCTCCGTTATT